GAAATATGAAAAAAGCAAAGCATTTAATTTCAGGTAGCAAATACATAATGAGACCCGATACAACTTAACGTTTCACTCATAGTGTGGAGCTGCCTACATCGGTGAACCAATTCTAAGACCAAATGGTGACTTGGACTTGCGGCGCTTCGGATCTTGCAAACTTCGCAAATGCTGATCCCATCTATCAAACTCCGCTTTCAGCAACACCTCCGCCATTATCTTTTCTTCGCGTTTCAAACGTTCTTTCTTCATTTCTTCTTCCTTACGCTCCCGTTCTCTTTTCGCTTCGTCGTCCTCCCGCGCACGTTTCTGCCCGCAGTCTCGCTTCGCGTCGTTACTGGGAACCCACTTGAGCATATCGCCGTTTACTAGTCACTTTGCAATGAGGAAAACGGGACTGGTTCAACCGTATAGCAAAACTATTAGTTAGTCTAAATTCAGAAACAACGTGTTTTCTGCAACGGTGGAAGTTCAACTACTGTTATTCCTTATCAGTCATAACGTCTTTTATATGCCATGATAAAAAATTCGAGGTCTGTAGTAGCGATTGGCGGATGCATTGAACCATATATTATTAATTATTTCATGATAAGGAACCAAATATTTTGAGTTCAACAAGGTTCCCCTGTGTGTTTACCGAGTTGTGTACGTGCGTCAACCCGATAACGACTGTATGTACCTCGTACGAGTGCATGTAATTTTATATACCTATCAAAATGTCTTGCTCTCAATCGAAAATCCAAAGGTTTTTGCTTTTTGCTGGGAACTTCTACTGGGTTGTGAGGCGTGAATTGGCCGTCGATTCTCGTCGCTCATTCACGATTCCTATATCAGCTCGCTATGGTGTTACCCACAGCTCGAGCGAGAGCTGAAGTCGGATTATGACTCCGACATAATTCTGTCTGCTCGCAAATGTCACAATGTCAGCTGGGCTTGCACATGCCTATGACAACTGCAACGTTGCAGTGCCATAGTTATGAATTATGTGCAACAATGTTCTTATCACGTTACATTTTAGTGACGAAGTTACGTATGGGCGACAAAGCCAATTCTTTCTATTATTGGACTCGAGCGAAGAGTACGAAAGCTGAAGGTATGATTGTTATGTTTTTCCTGAATTCTGGAAAACCCATAACTGACGTCATCCATCATTATTTTATTTTTAATTAACAATGCAAATTGTTAGGTACGTATGTGTGCGACCATTATCAGCGCGATAACCCCACCGCGATAACGGCGTGCAATGAATTTTGTTTTGATCAAATACATATAATAAAAACAAGTTTCATTCGCACCGTAGAATAAGAATTTATTAATAATATATAATTCAAGTTAGTCACACATACGTGCTTATCAGGTCCGACTTTTCTTGAACTCTTTAAATAAGTTAAACGAGTGCGGAGCGGCACCAGTTTTGCAGCAGCACTTATAGGCAACACACATTGTGCCCGAATCTAAACAGACCGCTTGTTTTGCTACGGTTCGACAAACCTTGTCTTGCTAATTTCAAAGTGACCAGTGAAAAATGAAGATCTTTCGATATGTGCAAGTTGGTCAGCAGAACACCAGGCTACGCGAAGACGAGCGCGAACGTGCGCGTAAGGAACAAGAAGCGAGGAAAGAACGTGAACGTAAGGAACAAGAAGCAAAGACCGAACGCGAGCGTAAGCAGCAACAAGCGAAGACAGAACGCGAGCGTCAGGAACAAGAAGCGGCAAGAAGGAAAGAGCATGCTTTTCTGGGCTCCTTATGGTAGACACAGTGGTTCGTTCCCGTATGCTCAGCTTACATGTCACGTGTATTGCAATTCGAATACGAATTAATGTATGTAGTTGTAGGTTTTTTGTGAAATGATGTTATTTTCAGTTTAGGCTAATGCAATTCGTTAGGTACCTAAGTTTGCACGTTGTACTGGCATGATAACCCCGACGAGGAAAAAAACATTTGATAATGTTTGGAATGAGGATTTATAATTAATATACTGAACAATGAATGTACTTTCCCTGAATTCTATATAATGGGATTGCCATCAAAGAGCGGTATCAGTTTGGCTTCAGCACTCGTGCGCCTCCTGTGTGCCCAAATTTAGACAAATTACTAGTACTGCTACGATTAGCCCTGCCCTCCTCGCTGACTCTGAAGTGACTAGTTACAAAGCAAATACCGTTCAATATGTGGAAGTTTTTCGGCGGGAACATTACGCAAAGAATAGAAGCGCGCGAACGTATGCGCCGAGAACGAGAAGCGATGAAAGAACATGAGCGTAAGGAGCAAGAAGCGAAGAGAGAACGTGAGCGTAAGGAACAAGATGAGAAGCAAGAACGTGAACGTGAGGAACAAAACGAGAAGGGAGAACGTGAACGTGAGGAACAAAACGAGAAGGAAGAACGTGAGCGTAAGCAACAGGAGGATTGGCTAGAGGCGGAAAGGAGAGTGCATGCTCTACTGCCAAGCGTACGACACTGGTCGACGGTGGTTGATTCATAATGGCTCCTTTACACTTGGTGCAATTTGTTCATCTGTCTATAGATAAGTTCTTGAGATTTTCACGTGTATCCATCTACTTCGCTTCACTGTAAAGTGTTGAACTGTCGCCGAATAAAATCCTGAGTCTTTCACGTCGTGTGTTTTGTGCGAGGAACTCGTTTATCAATATTTTGCTCTGTATTCTTTTGTGTGACGCTTTTCTAATGTATTTCATTGTAATATGTGTAGTCTACTTTAGCTTTAGCTTTTGATTTGTATTCGCGTATCTTACTTTTAGTAGCTTAGTGAACAAACGTAACGGGCACGACGTGGTCCGTACTTAGGTAATTGAAAATGCTGTTATTTTTAGTTCGGGATAATACGATTTGTCATATACCTAAGTGTGCGAGCTTGATTGGCGTGATGACACCATACCATTTGTTGCGGTTAACCCATGACAGTAACAATCGTTTATCCTGTAACCGAATGAGTATTTATAGGTCAACATAGTCACTTTCCTTGATCTATATAAGGAATCGGCGGTGATGAGCGGTACCAGTTTTGCTTCAGAACTTGCAGGCCCTCTGTGCCTAAATATAGACAAACTACTAGTTCTACGACGATTCGACTAGCCCCGTCGTGCTTACTCTGGAGTGACCACTAAAAAGGCAAAGATCTTTCAATATGTTAAAGTCATTCGGCTGGAACGGTAAGCAACGAGGAGACAAGCGCGAACGCGCGCTGTGGATACAAGAAGTGAGGAGCAAACGTGATCATGAGGAACAAGAAGTGGCGAAAAGGCAGGAGATAATAAGATTGTTTCAGGCGTTGAAAGGTGTTCGTCCATTCATTCCGCTCCACATTTGGTGTAAAGTGTTAATCTGGCGCCGAGTGAGATCCTGAGTCTTTCACGTCGTGTGTGTTGTGCGAGGGACTCGTTTATTAATATTTTGCTTTATATTCTTTTGCGTGACGCCTCTATAATGTATTGCATCGTGATGTATGTAGGTGTACTCTAACTTTTGATTTGTATTGGTGTATTTTACTTTTTTATTTTGTATAAGCTAACTGAAAATAAACTGTTAATTGTATAAGTGATACTTTTATTTGACATGTGTGTCCAGCTTACATGTACTTCTGTACAGCAGTAGGTAACAACAGCGATCTGATCTTACAAATAACAAACTCAATGGTATCCGTGATACATCAGCAGAAGTCGAGAATCATGTCCGTCGCTGCCACAGCGCGAGCACAACGGCCACTACGACTGCCCGAAAAGATGCTGATAATTCTTTAGCCGTGACACTCGAAAAATACTTTTTTTAATTCTAGTCGTAGTGACCGTTGCAACGCACTGGCTTTGTAGGCTGCAGCCGAACATAATACTTACGATACGGCCAAGTTGCAAGCTGACGTCCAAGAGTCTTATCTACCTGTTAGGCACTTGCCTGATGCCGCCGAGGCACGGCATCCGTCGCTAGGTGATAAGAGAGTTGCCACCATTGAAACTTCATTTTCTCTCATGGTTAACATTCTTGTACGAGGGATAATGTGTAATCTACACATTTGTACATGTGTACATGCGTAATCTATAAAAATAAATAAAAAAAAAGAAGCTCCACATCATCACCCGACGGGTACGCTCGCGTATGTCATATGCTGTAAAGTAGCCAGAGTTAACTTAGCTGAAACAAGCAGCCAGAGGTTGGAGCTGTCCACCTACAGACGCAAGTAGCCATGCTACGCTGACGTGGTACAAAGATTGGTTGAGCTGCTTCATTCTACAGTTCTGGCCAGAATGCTTCCGCACCTTCCGTAGACTCTACAGAATACACTACATGTGATATACGATCTAAGCATACCCATCGAATGAAAGAAATATGAAAAACGTAAAGCTTTTAATTTCAGTTAGTAAATACACAATAAGTAGGTTACTAAATACATTCACATAGATTAGTTAATTATGTGAGATCTAAAAAGAGTAAAGAGTAACATTTATCATCTGAGTTAGTAAATACATTATAAAAACTTTTCCGAGACAACTTAACGTTTTACTCAAACCGTGGAGCGGCTTACATCGACGAACCACTTCTAATCCCAGCACTTCGGGTTACCGCGCTTCTGTTCTTCCAAACGTCGAAAATGCTGGTCCCACCTTTCAACCGACGCTCTCAGCTCTACCTCCGCCATTATTTTCTGTGCCTTTCGCTCCCGTAGTCTCTTGTCTTCTGCTTCCTGACGCTCACGTTCTCTTTTCGCTTCTTGTTCCTGACGCTCACGCTGGCGCTCTCGGTCTCGATCCACGTCGTTGCTGGGCACCCACTTCAGTATATTGTCGTTGCGGACCCACTTCCGATCGTCGCCAATGTAACGATTCGACATTTCGCCTTTTACTGGTCACTTCGGGCTCAGCAAGACGGTGCTGGTTCAACCGTAAAAAATCTTCACGTATGTCTGACCTAGTTCAGGAATTAAGTGTAACGCCTCGAAGTGCGAATTCACTTATATAATGCCATATGTAAAGATCGCACGTGTGATAGATCTAAAATGATCGAGTGGGTTCATGTTGAATATTGTTATTCAAAAAATGGATTCCCCCAAGAATATGAGATACGTATCATCATTATCATGGCTCTCCGCCGACAACGTTTCCTTACTGTGTGGGAGTCGAGTCGGTAATAGGTCGTACGTGACTTCCTACTTTTATGTATTTAACAAAATGTGTTGTTTACATTCGAAAATCGACAGTTACTTCTACTGGGTTGTGAGGCGTCAATTGGCTGTCGATTCTCATCGTTTAACCACGATTCCTATCAGCTCGCTATGATGTTACACAGAGCTCGAAAGAGTTGCAGTCGGATTGTGACTCTGACCTAATCCTGTCTGCTCGCAAATGTCACAATGCCAACTGGGCTTGCATATGCCTATGACAATGAAA